AGACCCTGGGTACCAGACCCATTATAAGCAGCATGAGCAGCTACAGCTCCAGACATTTGTATTTAATTTAATGGAAAGAAAATAATTTTAAATTTAATACGTACTTAAAATTATTTAATTTAAATATTCTGAAAATTAAAATTAAGCAGAAAACGAAATAGAACCACCTACAGTTGTCTGGACTTGAGTACCGCAGCAGGTTACATTAAGAACTGTTGTAACTTTATCGAGGGCATTGCTAGTAGCTTGTTTGATAGGATTTACTGTAAGAGCATTAAATGTAAGTATTAATTTTTTATTATTTAGTCTGGCAAAAGGCACACCTGCTGTGCTAAATGCAGAACCGGCTAATTTAATAAGATATATATTCTTATTATCTACAGATGTAAGCCCAAACTGTTCTATTCTATTTGTTGTTATACATGAAACTGGAATATTACCAGTTCTATCATTGCCTAACACTAACTCAGCAGATTTTAACCAGCCTTTTAATACACCAACTTCCGCGGCGGCCACCGCTCCGCTACCATTTCTTGCCTGCCAACATGAACCATCGTTAACGTCGTTAGCGGCGAGGGCGGTGGAGTCGGAGCTTTTAACGGGAAGGGTAGTAGTTGTACCATATACTCCTTTGTGTAAATTTAGTAAAATATGAGATACATTTATGTTAACAGGAGATAAATCAATTGTAAGTTTTGAGTCCTCAGTAAAGGTCCCGGCCGATGCTGTAAGGAAAGATGGAATTAACTGAAGTCCGTGAGAGGCTTTTACTACTCTATTTACTATGTTTTCTTGTAAAAAATTTTTTTCGACGTTAGTTATCTGATGTGTAAATACACAAATACCTGTAGAAACACTACTCGCAGTGCCACCAATTAGACACTCATATGCACCGGGAGAGCCACCGGGGGGCGCTATGTTATAAGTAACTTTCATAATAATACTATTAGTTACAGCACCCGCTTGCAAAAAACATCCTCTTAAATCGTCATTTCTACCTGTAAAAGGGATAGACACGGAAAAATCAAAAAAAGTTCCGCCAGTAAAAAGCTGTTTATTTGTATTTGTGCTTATCGAAGCGTTCGTCGCGTCGGCGTCGGGCGTCGTGAGTGTGACTGCCTGCGCCGCATTAGGCAACTTGTTTGAGTCAACGCCAGTATGCTCTACTTTCATTAAATTTCCATTTTCAGTTAAATTTCTTGCATATATGTCTCCTGGAAAAATTGTTTGAAAAGTTATATTCCCAACTTTCATTTCTATTTTATTTATTAGATCTAATAATAAAGTAGGCGAGACTGTGTTATCGGCGGTGGCGGTCGTTTTAAGTCTCATTTGTAATATTATTTCACTGATAGCATCTACATCGCTTGGTAAATGATAAGTTTCTGTGCTGCCCGTTGTAGGCAATGCAGATAATGTTCCTGCAATAAAACTCATGCCCGAGCCATTGATGTATTCGGTCTTGCACTTAGTTAGAAACTCAGATTCAATAAGTTTTGTGTCATCGGCATCATTTGCACGGCAAACCGATTGAGATCCAGTTGAATTAAAAGTTTTAATAGCGACGCTATCTATACCCATTTTATTTACTTTTAAATATATATTTTATTTTATTTATAAATTTAAAACTAAATTTGTTTCGTTTAAAAAATTACATTTAAATAATTACAACTATTAAATGTCGCAATTTGAGTGCTCAGTGAAAGATCTTACTCATAAAAATGAACCTTTAATTAAAGAGGAAAATGCTCCGGCTGTAATACAAGAAACTAAAAAGGAAACTGTTGAAGCAAATAGTAAAGAAATAAATGATATAAATGTGTCACTTCTTGATAAAATAAAAGACGTTAAAAATATTAAAACTATTTTATTCATAATTATCGGTTACATTATAACAACTTCAAGTCTATTTGTAGAAATATTTGGTATTTGGTTACCTAACTTTACTGAAGATGGACAAATAAGTTTAATGGCTAAAGTAATTATTGCTGGATTAATAGGATTAAGCGTTATTTTATTTGCTTCTTCTTCTTAGGTCCACTAAATGCATTTTTTCCTGTTATATTATTTTCTAATTTTTCTAAAAAACTAGGAACACTAAAATTCTGTGGTTTTTTAATTTCGTCAGGATCTTTACTTTTAGCTTTTTGCCACCCCAGAACACTTTCAAGAGTTGTTGTAATTGGCACACACGTGCTCTGAAATTCTCTACACGGACCGTGGATGTATGTGCTTTCAGACATACACTTTTGACAAAGACCAGATGGAGTTAGTTTAAAATATATGTGATTATTTGTATGATAATCTTGTTTATTATTACACCATTTTGATCTTGAATTAATCAGATACATAGGTTTATCTTTTGATTTAGAAATTGATCGAATGTCTTCTGCTCGATAACCAGATGCATGAAGTCTAAAATATTTTTCAATTGCTGTATACTCGTGTGAAGATTTTGCAATTGAAATTAAATTACTTGACGTATTTTCAGAAGATTCTTCTGTTTCTGTGTATTCAGTTAAATTATAAATTTCTGTTATACAATTTTCAAAACTACGAATACTTGTATCTTTTACTAGCTTAAGCGTGTCTGAATTGTAAATTGTAAACAATGATTCATCTTTCTTATTACCCATGTATACATCTTTGAAAATGTATATTCTCTCTTCATAATGTTTTTTACCATCTGATATAACACATTTATCAGATCCAACTAAACGTAGACCATTAGTTTCATAAACACATTTATCTATTATTTTTTCCCAATTGTCGTAATGTTTTTCATTTTTACCAAAAACATTAGTCAAATTAACTATTAAATTTTTGCGAATACGTTTAGCAGTTTCTTTGTCTACAATCAAAACAGGCCAATGTAAATGAAACCCCTGTTTGAGATAAGTTATTTCATTCTTGATAATTTTTTTAACTTTATCTGCTCCTGTTATTATACAAACTAAATCAGACTTTTTATATAAGTTCATAAGTGTATTTTGAATAATATTTACATATTCATCTAAGTTTATTATTTCCTCTGATAACACATCAAAATCTATAAAAAACTTAAAAAAATCAGTTTTTCTTTCGACGATACAATTTTTATGTTTAATGTATTTACTATACATAACCTGAAATTCATCATGATCATTATACAGATTTAGTTTTCCTCCATCAAACATAAAATGAGTTACGGTTTGTTTAGTAGAATCTGTAACCATTTTTCCAGTAGAAAAAAACCATACATTCAAAGGATTTTCTATTTCAGTCATACTTATGTATATGTATATGTATATGTATGTATAATTTATTTCTCTAAATTTACTAAGCTTTAAATTTAATAGTAATCGCACACTTATTGGTATATATACCTTTAACTGCACTTGGAGATAAAACAGTTCGCTTTCCTTTCTTTTTATAAGTCATTGTATTTATCATATCAGAATCAATGAGTTTGATATTATTCAAAGCGTAGTCTAATATTTTATTATCAATAAACCATCTAAAAAAGTTTAGCTGTCCAACTGTAGTTACTATTTCATTTTCAGATATATTATCTGTTTCATCATTCTCAGGATATTCTCTCCATTTAAAAGTTTGTGTATTAATTATAAGACGTTTTTGCCTACAAAAAGGATCAAAAAATTTCTTTGAATAAGCCTTAAGTTGATTTTTATAATCAAGGTATATATTAAAATATATTGTTTCATTTGAACTTACGAGTGGATAAATTATGTTATATTTTTTTGAATAATTTGTAACAAGCCAATCTAATAATCTAAGACTTAATGGAGTATTTTGATAAATAATATCTTTAAATAAAATAATTTTAGTCTTATAGTAGTTAAGTAAAAAATTGATAAGAGTTTCTTCTTTTGTTGTAAAAGACATAATAATATTAAAGTGTGTAGTATCTTTAAATTTATTTAAAGGAACTATTTAATTAGTTATTAAACTGATGTTAGAAGAAATAATAGATGAAAAATTTAAAAAACAAATTATATTTTTACTAAATAATCATTGGTCGGGGAAAACTGACATGTATTTTCCCCTTCAAAATGCTATAAATATAGAGAAAAAATACATATATAAACTTAAAAATTTTAATTATATTTTTTATAAAAAAGATACTCAAAAAACTAAAAGAGCTATTTTGTTTTTATTTTTAGATAAAAATGGAAAAAACAATGCGGTTATAATATTTAGAGATTTTACAATTTATAAAATTGAAATTTTATGCACTGATGAATATTTTCAGGGTTCTATTTTTGATATCTCTTATACTGAAAATATGATTTGTATTTATGATACATTTTCAATTTCAGGACAAAAAATTAATAACTATACATATTTAGATAGAATATTCGAAGCTGATGCATTTATACATAATACATCAGATTCCAAACCAGTTTTAAACATAACAGAATATTTTGAAGACATAAATTACTGTAAAGATATAACAGAAGATGAAGAAATATTTATGATTCCGAATAATTTACCTATATTAACCGGAGTTAATTACTCTTGTTTTAAATGGAAACCTTGTAATTTAATTACATTTAGTTTAAAAGTTAAAGAAGAAAATGAAGACATCTTGATGTATAGCACTATCTTTAAAAATGATGCATTATTTGCAAAAATACATTATTCAGACCCCGAAGGGAAAGACTGCATTAATTTTATTAAAAATCTAGAAGATTACAGTGATAATTGCATAATAGACATTAATATATCTAATAAAATAGAAATACTTAAGGTAAATACATTTAAAACTATTCCAAGCACCGTCAGATCTATTGAAAAGATACTTTTGATTAAACAAGAAAATCTTTTATTAAATGATATTATTTCTATTTAATACAGATATAATTTAAAACAATAAGAATTTATGAAATTACATAAAATTTTATTGTTTTTTAATTTGATATTTTACTGGTTTATTAGACCAGTGATTTAATAGAAGTAGTCACCGAACTTCATACGCTTCTTGCTCTTCTTCTTTGGGTTATTCTTACGATAGAGGCGGCGGCGACGGATAGACGCCTTGTCCATCTTAAGCTTGCGCTTCTTGAGCTTCCTTACCGCACGACGAACGCGGCGGCGCTTGGGCGAGAGAGCGTGGCCTCTACGCTTGAGAACCTTCGCATCAATGTAGTTGCGACCCGACTTAGTGCGGTAGTAAAGACCACCGTTTTTGCCACGGTAAAGCTTGCGCTTGCGACCCTTAACGCGGACAAACGCGCGCGACTTGGGAAGCGACTTAACGTAGTGGCCACGCTTTGGTCTGCGACCAGGCGACTTCTTGCTGCGCTTGGTGCGCTTGGCGCGCTTGCGGCGCTTGCCAAAGAAAAGTTCTAGAGCGTTCATATTTTATTTTAATATAGACAAAAGAAAAAAAATTAAATTTAATTTAATTTAATTTAATTTTAATTTAGAATTTTTATAAATTTTGAAATTACATTTTCTTTGAAATTATGCTTTTCTAGAAAGTTCAAAAGTATTTTTTTGTCAGTCGAAGTCTTTGAAAAAGGCTCTGGAAGTTCATAATCAAATTCTTTAAATATTTTCCGCGAAATTTTGTAGTTAAAATTAGGATAATCTTTTGAAAGAGTTTTCAATATTTCTTCAATATTTCCATGTTTTTTAATAAGATTGTAAGATGTAATAGGACCAATCTGAGGAATGGGTTCTGTATAATCACAACCAGATAAAATACAAAAGTCTACGAATGAATCATGCGACATTCCAAAATTATCAAGTATAACATTAGTATTTATTTCTGTAATATTTTTGTTTATAGAAGTTTTTAGAATTATAGGGCATCCAAATGTACTTGCATCTGTATCATCTGTTACAGTATAATCTACTAATCCATTCTTTTGAAGAAAAGCACAGTATTTTTCTGCATCTTCTGGTGCTGTACAATAAGGAATACCAGCTTTTTCTAAAAGTTCTTTGCTGTCATCGATATGACATTTTTTAATAACAATTAGCTGAGACAATAGTTTTTCTATTTCTTCAGTTTTAGCTTTTTCTTCTTCTTCTGTTTCAGGATTAGAAGCTCTTAATTCTTCGAGTCGAACATACAACTTTTCCTTATTAGCCTGTCTTTTTACTAAAGTTACTTTCTTAGCATCAGGGGGAACTCCATCAAAAATAAATATAGGAAGTATTCCATTCATTAGATAAAATTTTACTCTGTTTGCAATACCAACGAGATGAGAGTTTTCTACACGTGATGCATATTTGAATTTATACAATAAAATACTACAATCAATAGCTACTTTACTATTTTTATATTTTGAAATGTCAAAATTACCAATAGCATCGGGTGCATACTTTTTAATAATGGTGTTTAATCCGCGGATACCCATTTCTTATTTATATATGTATTATGTTTTTAAGTAATATCTTTTTTTGTAAAATATTAACTTAATATTGTATTTTAATCTCTAAACGCATACCCTGTAAGAACAGGTTCTTCTTCATTACTATGAGTATCTTCAGAAGTTAAATCTAATGTTCTTTTCTGTTTTGGAAATTTAGGATGTGTTTTAATGTCATTATTACGATAATACTCAACATCTTTCCAAAAACTTTCTAATACTGGTATATTTTTATTTAACCACCTTTCATCGCGGAACACCCTTACTATATTCATAGTATTCGGAGGAAGATATTCTATAAAATCTGCTACCTTAAGATCGCATATAAAAAGATTCAATTGAACTTGTGGAAGATAGTATTCTGGAATTTTACCAAATTTAATCTTTCGCCTGTAAGGACATTTAACTTCTAAAAGCACCGGTTCTGCGTTGTCGTTGTCTTTTTCTATAGCTATACCATCAGGAGAACCTGCCATCCAATAAAAATCATTATTATTGTATACATCTTCGTGTGCTATAAGTCCAAAATTATAATTTATTTGCCCAGTTAGATGACAATATTTATCTATTGCTTCGTCTTCATATTTTTGTCCGTGGCGAGTTGCTATATTTCCTACAAATGGTTTAGGATCAAAACCGCATTTTTTAAATAATACCTCATGAGGTTTTTGATGCGGATTTATACCTAAAACAGTCCCTGCATCAGAACTTGTTAATTTATTTTCGCGCTGTTTAAACCACATATCTGACCTTTGTTCGTATTGAGGTATTTCAAGAAGTTTTTTAATTTTATACATTTTACATTTTACATTTTAATATATAAACTAACTTTATATTAATACATTATATCTATGGAATGTCCAATATGTTTTAACTTAATTGAAAATAGTTGCGTTGCAGGGTGTATGCATCATTTTTGTTACGCCTGTTTAATAAAGTGGTTAGAACGTGCAAACTCGTGTCCTACTTGCAAAAAATCTATATTTGAAATTAAATTTGATAAAGAATTTGATTCTATTAATAACCCAGATACTCCTGTTTTTTTACAAGAAGTAACAAAAAAAATAACGATGACATTCAAAGAAAAAGATCATCCTGGTATAGTAATTTCTACTAATAAAAATGGTCCGGGTATAAAAATAGTAAATTTAAATAAAAAAGATCTTTGTTATAGAAGCGGACTTAGAATAGGAGATATAATAATTTTTCTAAATTCTATACCATGTTATAGTCACCACCAATCAATTGAAATAATTAAAAATGCAAATATTCATAAAAAAGAATTAATATGCGAACTATTAATAATAAAAAAATAAATACTAAAATTAAATGGACAATCCTGACATTTTATTATTAATAATTAAAAATAGAAGTTTAGATGATAATGTTAATTCTTGTTCTATTAATAAATTATTCTACAATGTAATAAAATCTGTTATTCCAGAACAATTCAGTAAATTTTATTACTTCAAACGATTTAAAAATAGAACAATCTTTCCAAAAAAAAGAAAAGCTCGTGGAACTTATTATACACTTAAGAATATGTACATTAATAAAGAAGATCAACCTATATTATTTTTTTAATTTTTTAACTGTAACAGTTGGTGTATTTTTCTTTTTTAATTTTTTTTCATCATATTCTTGAACAGTTTTAGCTTTCTTCTCGTCATAATTCTTCTCACAGTATTTCCAAAGTTCTTTTGATCCTATTCTAAAATTTCTATTTGGTTTAGCTCGATACCAAAATACACAATCTTGAATATTATTACTTTTTGATGTATTATCAAGAACTAAACAGTCGTAACCCTCGGTGCAACTATTTAGCACATCTTGAAATACACTAAAATGTGGGAAGATTCCAAAGAAATTCTTGTATAACTTTTCTTGATTCTGAATAATATTTTCACGTAAAATAAAAATGTAGTCTATATTTGCACGTAAATCGGGTGGTAAATCCATACAATATTGCATAGTTAACATAAAAGTAATTCTCCAGTGTCTACCATTCATAAAGATGCCTCTAATGTTAGTGTCCCTTACCATACGTTTATCATACATACAGTCATCTAAAAGCACAAATACATCCCCGTCATTATTTTTTCTATCTCCATTTATTACCTTTTTCTGTCGAGTGATTACTTGCTGTATAATTTCAGGTTTATATTCTGAGTGAATAAGAATATCTGGTATAAAACTTGAATAGTATGCATTACCGTCCTCTGTAGCAGAAATAGCAACACCAGCATTTATCTTTCTCATATAATAAAGAATGTCGGAAACGAGTGTACTTTTACCGGTGCCTCTTTTTCCAATAAAAACACACGTAGCAGGACCTGATCCGGATGTACGTCTTTCTTCTATTTTTTTTGGATTAAATTTTGATAAACTAATAGACATTATTATAAAATAATAAATTTATTTTAAAAATTGAATTAGTCCCAATAATTACTTGTTAATAATACATCTGGTTCTATTGTAACGTAAGAGTAAATAATACTTACTATTATACCCACAATTATAGACAAAACTACATTAAATGTATACTTTTCATTTTTATTTTTTTCTATATAATTAATTACCATAAAAGATGAAAGCGATACTAAAGATATTATTACTAAGTGTGTGATATCAAATGTATAAAAATCTAAAAATGTCATTTATTATAAATGTATACAATTAAATTATCTAATTACAAACTTAAAAAAATAATAAATACATTTATTATAAATGGGAGTTACAGTTAAAAGTCTTGAAAATTATTTTTCTATTAATAGTATAAACTTCGGAGAAAAGATAGTATTTTTTAAATTTGGTGCAGACTGGTGTATTCCGTGCGTAGAACTTGAAGAAATACTAGAATGTATACCGAATAGTGTTATGTACAATATTTCTGTTGATAATGACGCGTTTGAGTCTTTTTTTATTGAAAACGGAATTTATACAGTTCCTGTTACAATTATTAAATATAAAAATACGACGCACACCTTTCAAGGAGTTAAAACCAAGGATGCTATAAACGAAATTATAAAGAAAATGAAGGAGCAAAATCCATAAATTTCCTGCTGAAATTTTACAAAAAAATAATTGGTTTAAAAATTTAGTATATTTTTAAAGCAGTTATAATGGCAGAATCTTATAAAAAATTTACACAAATAGAACATGTTTTAGCAAGACCAGGTATGTACATTGGTGATACAAAATGCACAACTGCAGAGGCATGGACAATCGACGATGAAAACAAGGCAGTATTTAAAAACTGTAAGTGGAATCCTGGCATTTATAAAATTTTTGATGAAATACTTGTAAACGCGGCCGATGAAGTTCAAAGGAATAAATCTGTTAAATGCATCAAAGTTAAGATCAATAATAATGAGATATCGGTATTTAATGACTCTGGTATTCCTATTTCAATTCATCCAGAGTATAAAATTTATATCCCTGAACTAATTTTTGCAAATCTTCTTACATCTAGTAATTATGATGATTCTCAAAAAAGAACTACTGGAGGTCTCAATGGTCTTGGAGCTAAACTCACAGCTATTTTCTCTGAATACTTTATAATTGAAACTGCAAAAGATGGCAAAAAGTATACACAAACAATCGAAAAGAATCTTAGCAAAATTAATAAGCCTAAAATTGGTACATCAAAAAGCGAATACACTAAAATTACATTTAAGCCAGACTTTGAAAAGTTTGGAACAACTGGAATCTGTGACGATACACTTGAAATACTAAAGAAACGTGTTTTTGACATCTGTGCTATCACATCTAAAGATGTAAGCGTCTATTTTAATGACAAAAAACTTAATATTAAAGACTTTTCTGACTACATCTCAACATACATCGGTCCAAAGAAAACATTTCCTAGAATTATTCAAGAAACTGAAAGATGGCAGGTTGGTATTGCACCATCTGAATCTGGGTTTCAGTGTATATCATTTGTAAATGGAATTAGCACAACAGATGGCGGATCTCATGTAGATCATGTCATTAACCCAATAATTAAAAAGGTGACAGAAATTATTCAAGAAAAGCACAAATCTATTACTATCAAACAGCAATACATCAAAGATAATCTTTTTGTATTTATCAATTGTCTTATTGAAAATGCAACTTATTCATCACAAACAAAAGAAAAGAATATTACTAAGATTTCAGACTTCGGCAGTAGATTTAATCCATCCAATGATTTTATTCAACAAATTACTAAAATGGGTATTCTTGAGAATATTCTTCTTGTAGCAAACGCAAAAGAGAAAAAGTCTCTTCAAAAGACAGACGGTAAGAAAACTAATCGTGTTATAATTCCAAAGCTTGATGATGCAAATAAAGCCGGAACTAAAGAGTCTAAATCTTGCACTATTATATTCACAGAGGGAGATTCAGCAAAAGCTACTGCTATTTCTGGACTTTCTGTTGTAGGTCGCGACACATATGGAGTTTTCCCACTTCGTGGTAAGCTTCTCAATACAAGAACAGCTACTTATGCACAGCTTTCAAAAAATGAAGAAATTAACAATATTAAACAGATCCTTGGTCTTCAGAGTGGTAAGAAATACACTTCTGTTTCTGACCTAAGATATGGAAAGATACTTGTGATGACAGATGCAGACACAGACGGATTTCATATCAAGAGTCTTATAGTAAATTTTATTGGCAATGGTTGGCCCGAACTTCTTAAAACAGACTTTGTTGCATCTCTTGTAACACCTGTTATTAAACTTACTAAAAAGTCTCAGATCATTCCATTTTATAACGTAGATGATTATAAAAGATACAAAGAAAATAATAATATTTCAGGATTCAAAGTTAAGTATTACAAGGGACTTGGAACTAGCACTTCTAGTGAAGCAAAAGAATACTTCAAAGATATGAAAACATTAAATTATAAAAATGAGTCAAAAGAGGACACTGATTATTTAAGTTTAGCTTTTACAAAAACAGAAGCAGATGCAAGAAAGAAATGGATTCTTGATAATATCAAAAGTCCTGAAACACTTGATTACAATATTCAAAAAGTAAATATCAAAGATCTAATTAACAAAGAACTTGTGTTATTTTCTATTGCTGACAACGTAAGATCTATTCCAAGTCTAGTAGACGGTCTTAAACCTTCTCAGCGTAAGATTATATTTTCGTGCATCAAAAGAAATCTGTATTCCGAGATTAAAGTATCACAATTAGCCGGTTATGTTTCAGAGGTCTCTAGTTATCATCATGGTGAAGCAAGTCTACAAGATACTATTATAAATCTAGCACAAACATTTACAGGATCTAATAATATGAATCTTCTTGAACCAGTTGGACAATTTGGTACAAGACTACTCGGAGGAAAAGATGCATCAAGTCCGAGGTATATCTTCACACATCTTTCAAAACATTTTAAAGAACTATTTAATCCACATGATTTTGATATACTAGACTATTTAGATGACGATGGACAATCTATTGAACCAAAGTTTTATGTTCCGACATTGCCAATTATATTAATTAATGGTGCTTGTGGAATTGGAACTGGGTTTTCAACTGATATTCCCTGTTTTAATCCAGATGATATCAAAGAACGCCTTCTAAGGCTTGTGGGTAATGAAGATGCAGACATTCCAGAGATGACACCATGGTACAGAGGATTTGAAGGAACTATCAAAAAAGTAGAAGACAACAAATGGACTTCTCATGGAATATACACAATCAAAGCAAATGTAATTACAATTACAGAACTACCAGTAGGAACATGGACAGAAGACTACAAGTCATTTCTTGATAAACTTGAGACTGAGAATACAATCTATAGTTATAAAAATATGTCTACTGAAACAAATGTTTACTTTGAGATTAAAATGCCACTAGAAACAGTTTATGAATGGAATGATAATCGTGAAATTGAGAAGAAACTAAAATTAATCAGTCATATATCTGCAAAGAATATGTATGTGTTTAATGAAAAAAATGAAATAGTTAAAATGGAATCACCCGAAGAAATAATTTATCATTTCTGGAGGATTAGAAATGATTATTACATCAAAAGACAGGAAAAACTAATCGAAAAGATTTCTAGTGAATTAGATGTAATCACTGCAAAGATTAACTTTGTGAATGATGTAATCGATGAAAAGATCAAAGTATTTCGTCAAAAGTTAGACTACATCAATAAACAGCTTGAAGAAAAACAATACATTAAAATTGACAACAGTTATACATTTCTTACAGATATGAAAATACATACATTTAGCGAAGACACTATTGAAAAGCTAATCAAAAAACAAAAAGAACTTCAGGAAATGTTTTCAAAGATATCTAATTACACATTGAAAGATTTCTGGATGGATGACATTCGATAAATTAAATTAAATTAAATTAAATGTCTCCTAGGAGACAATAAATACGTTTTAATTTAAAATAAATTAAATAAAATAAATTAAAATATTTTATATAATATAAAATGAATTTGTTAACTGGTATTGTTGCTGCTATTTTCGCTTGGGTTGTATTTTCTTCTCTTAATCAATTAAAGATTGCCGGCGATAAAAAAGGCTGCTGCGGAGATGGTTCGTGCGGTAAAGGCCGTATAGATAATCTCTTATTTTATTCTAATTTGACAATTGCTGTTGTATTAACACTCGGTGTTTTATTTAAAGTATATGAAAAAAGTGTATCGCCAGGTTCTTCGCTCCCAGGTGGCGCAAAGGTACCAAATATTCTAGGCATGTTTTAATCGGTAATTTCTAAAAGAATTGGGGCGTGGTCGCTGGCGAGAGGGATACCTTGATTATTTTCTCCTATAACTTTAAGGCATTTACTGGAACAATGATTAGTTTTTTGATTAACAAAGAAGTAATCAAGTCTCCATCCCTTATTTCTATTTCTAGCAGCAGACATTCCATTTTCTTTGCGCTGACGAGGATCCCACCATGTGTATACAATTTCACACTTAATAGGGTCTACAAAATTTATATCTTTGAGGTTTGTCCAGAAGTCAATTTCATGTGGATATAAACCTGGCATTTGTGCATACTCAAAACTAGGTAAAAAATGAGTATCAACAGCTATATTCATATCTCCGCAAAAAATCGTAAATTTATCATTAGATGTATTTAAATAATTTAACATAGCATCAATAAAAAGATGTTTTTTATCTAAATTTGTTCCACTGTTAGGAGCGTAAACATTAATAATCTTGAAGTTTTCAAATTCCATAGCTATAATTCTACCCTCGTCGTCTTTATAGTCATTGATTTCTGTATGTATTGCAACTGGTTGCATATGTGATTTATAAAAAATTGCTGTACCAGAATATCTATTTGAGCTTCTAGCGCCATCGGCCAATGATTCGTTAAAGAATGAACGATATCCTGGAATTTTAATGTGTTTTTCTCCAAGTTCTTTATTACATCTTGTTTCTTGAAAACAGATAACATCTGGATCATATTTAAGTATATCTTGGATAGGACTGTCTTCACTGATTACAATGTCTTTATCTTTTTTTAATTTTGATCCAATAGAATCATTAAAAATTCTAGATCTGATTCCGTTGACATTCCAGCTAATAATCTTCATTATTAATTGAAATATCATTAAAAATTTACTTAGTTATAATATTTTTTTGCAAAATCTAAACAATTCATGAAATCATTAATTTATTACTTTTAAAAAATAAATCGGCAACTTCCTGTTCTTGTGTAAATTTAAGAGGTCTTTGTTCTGGAGGATTCCATAATTTAGTTATAAGATTGTATGCATTTTCCCACTTCTCAGAGCCTTCGGTAAGTATGCATACAGAATGACAGTGTTTAACCATTATATCATTAAGATCTGTTATCGTCTTTATTAATTTAATATATGCCGTTAAAGGAAGTTCATGCTCTTTTTTACAGATTCCAAGATTTATAAAAAGATAATAAACTTTCTTTTCATTTTGAATGTATATCCATGTATTTTTAAAATACTCCAAAAATTCTTGAAATCCTTCTTCATTGTATTCTACATCTGCTGTTATATTTACAGTAAATAAATTTGATTCATTATTTAGTGTAATATTAAATCCCTCGCGAGATAATATTATAACTTCAGTCATTTATTTAAATATATAAATAAATTTTTTATATTATTCCCGCAAATATTACGTTTTTATACTATTATTAAGATATTTTCAAAATGTATAATTGTAAATGACGATAACTGACACGCTAACAGATAACATTTGGAATGAAATTTCTATGATGCTTGAAGAAGAAAATCAAAATGAAACTAATGTAATTTGTGATAAATACACGTGTCGTCATTTAAATATACAACATAATCAAAAAGAGGGAAATAAAGTTTGTGTAGACTGTGGAGAAGTAATATGTAATCAAATTTATGAAGCATGTGAGTGGTCTAACTATAAATCAGAAGATGGCTCGTATGGTGTAAGTTCTCAAAGAGGAGACATATACACTTCTGATAATCCATATGACAAAGGCGGAAGTATTCCAGGGTTTTATAAAAATAGTTTTGCTATGCGAGTTCATCTGCAACAAACGTTTAGCCATAAACAAAAAACATTTTGGAAGATTTCAGAGAAATTTCAACATTATTGTTCTCTGATATGCATCCACGAGAGTGTGCTACCAACGGCAAAAAATATGTGGCACTTTTGCATGGAATCTGGGAAACTTACTCGTGCTTCTGTTAGAAATGGACTTATTTCTGCATGTTTGTATTATGCATGCATCTATAATAATATTCCCGTAGATCGTCAAAAACTAATTGACAATACAGAGGGAAATCAAAAAGGATTTCTAAAGGGTGAGAAGATATACCTAGAAATAATGGAGTCTCACAAAAAATATAATCAGCTTGGAAAACAAAAGATAGACATCAAAGAAAATGACACATTTGTTAAATTTTGTAATGATCTGGGACTTCCTTTTAAAACCGTGCACATCTGCACAGATATCTACACAAAATCTATAGATAAACTAGACTCTGTGACTCCTAAATCTATAACAGCTGGCATTCTATTTTTTGTGGTGAAAAACAAATTAAATTTAAAGCAACCGTCTAAATCAAAAATATCTCAGGTTGTGAATGTTTGCGTTCCTACAATCAATAAAGTGGTTTCAATTTTAGAAACGATTTAGAAATAATTTCTAATGCTTAATTAAGTTGTATGTTTCTTGTGAATTTATTGTATTTAATCGCTTTTACACTGCCTATGCCTACTAAAATATACAATACACACATTAAAACAAGGGCAACAATACACTCACAATCAAATTTAACTCAAATGCTAGAGCCTCCTTCGGGTGGCGAATTAAAACTTTTAACACATTTAAGTGCAGAAAACTGGGCTCATAACTGGGTTGTTTACATTTCAAATTCAAACTTAATCTATGACGATCACTATTATTTAGATTATTTTACAATGAAAGGAATGGCTAATATGTATACATCTAGTGATTATTTCTATTTAGGGTTTTTTCCTGATTCTATAATTACAAATGAAGGTCCAAAATACATAGGACTATTTTATCTTAATCATAAAAAAAGAACATTTGGAGCAAAGTGTATAATAGAAAATCCTTATTATATGGACACTATTTCAGAATTAGAAACATTCAAAGATCATATAATTAATTTAACAAATACAGCATATGTATTTTTTGAATATAATGACTTAAATAGACCTGGTCAGGTAAGATACTACCTTGAATGGAAACTTAAATGAATTATAAATTATGAATTATAAATTATAAATTATAAAATGTAAAATTTAATTATTTAAAAAATATTTACTACTTATAATATACATGGGCGATGCCAGCAGTGCGCCATCACCACCGAGAATATTAGACTTAAAAGATTTGTGGTGTGTAGAATCAGAAGCTAAGTGGAGAAAGTTTGACCCCAACATCCCTGAGGATGGTATGGTGCGCTTTCGTGATGGCATGATCCTGGAAAAGGATGGACAGCCCAAGCAAAAGGCTAACTACCTGAGGGAAGTCAAGGTAAAACGTCGCGAAGTATCCTTGCAACGCTCAAAAGATGATGGCGGTCCCGACACAGTCCTTATACACCCTGATATGGAGTTTAACTTTAGTAGAAATGATGTTTTAAATATTTTACCTTTTTTAATTCGTTTTATACTATTTTGTGATCAATGTCATGATTTTTTGGAAAGCAAGGAAAGAAATAACTGGGCGGCGGAAAGCGGCGAGAAGAAGAAGCAAGGACCCACTCAGCCAGGTTGGTCGGAGCCCGCAACAAATCTTGATGCCCGCCTCGGACGCGGTCCAGTTAAGCTTCTCAATGACGAACTCCTCAATCCAATACTCAAAGGCGCCTTTAGCTCCTTTCAGAAGAATATGCTATCAATAAAACAACAGTTATTTATAACACTAAGAGATTCATATGAAGAAGACCGGAATTGGCTATTTAAAGAAATGAGCAAAAAGGGTGTGCCTGATATGGATCCGACCCCGGAAGAACTAAGCAAAAGGACGAGAAAAGATAAGCCTGCTGCTAACAACGTGAAGCAATATATTCTATCTAGATTTCAGCTTCATATTTATGATATGACCTCAGACCCTACTGACATGATGACAGAATTAATAGATACAATTAATAAAGAGCTTTTTCGTATTGAAAAACATAATGAAACAGATATAAGTCTTGGATGTTCATCTTCAATTAGTCGCTTAATGGATGGTATGTTTTTCTCGGAGAGGTCCCAATATAGTAGTGAAGAACGCGCCGCCGAGAAAGGTATGAAGATCTTAGATCCACGTAATATTAATAATTTTAAAATAACTGTAGATGCGGACGCCAGCAAATTTGATTTTGCAGCTTTTTTACTTTTTTTATGTGATAGAGTATTTACCCCGGGTTTTACTGTGGGCACGGAAACGACACCATGGACTATTGAAATATACAATACAATTGCTACAGTTTTTGATTCTGCAAGTGGTAGTGGAGTAATTGGTTACATTGGAAGTTTGAAAGATGAGCAGGATCGACTACCAATAAGTAAAAAAACACAAAACTTGAAGATCTTAAATGTGCCCACAGTAAAACCGTTGGGTGATGAGTTCACGGCGCCACGTAGTGGTAACCCCGAAGATGATAGCGGGGTGTTGAAGGATGATGATGAGAAAAAGCTCGAGGCGGATAAGGAGGACTCCGAGGCCAAACGAAACCGAGAGAAGCAGGAAAATGATCTTGCAAAAGACGGAGTTAATACTGAAATTGTATTACAATATACACCATACGGTACTGGTAAAAACACGAAGGCGATAGAATTATTACGCTTTAGTTATAATTATGATATTGCAATTTCAAATACAGACATTAAAAAAATAACTCCAGCTTCAAAATTGTCTATAACACAATTTTTTAACAAACCCAGAAAAGTCTTTGAAACCATTGAAGAGGAAAAATTATTAAAAAGGAATGCCATTGAAGACCTGAAACATAAGAAAGCTCAAGAAAAATACACACAAATTATTAAAGGACGGACTATAAAAGGTGTTCCACGCTCAAATGGGTCTGTAGACAAAATAACAAGTAAGTACAAAGACATTACAGAAATAGACAATATAAAACACGTAACTTGTTATAAAACATTAGGGGATTTTGGTCAAATACTAAAATTTTATGATATATCCCGGAGGAACAGATTTGAAGGGACGAGCAAAAAAATCAATAATGTTTCAATGGATTTTTTTATAACTTTTGATAAATTATGTAGTAGATTATCATCGCTGTTTTTACCATATACTATGTTTGAAAATAAAAATAAAAAAGTAATTTTAGCTCCGCTTACATGTTTTATAAAAAGTAGGATTCTAAAAGACGACGATTACGAGCAGAACTGGAGGAGAGATTTCGCGGAGGCCAAATTGAAAAACGTCCAAGACTTTATAGAAAAAGATATGCGCGAGCGCCTTGTCCCCCCTTTTCTCTCGCGCGCAACAACATTGGCGGGATCACCCAAAGGGTCCGCAGCGGCGTCCTCAGCGGCTGAGGCCCAACCAAGTCGTCGGGCGCAGCCCACCAAATTGCAATTTACCCCAGCGGGCGAGGCGCAGTTCGCACCTGACATGAACTCTGCACAGGCTGTGATAGAGGCTAAAGCATTTATGCAACAGGCTGACGTGGCGCGAGCGGCGGCGGTAATGGCGAGGGAGCGGGCTCTTTTACTTTACCAAATGGAACAAGCAAAAGGGAAGGGAGATGCTATAAAGGCAGCAGAGGCAAGTGTAAAGGACCTGCCCCTGAGCGAGGCGGGGAAGTTCTACGAGGCGGGGAAGAGGGCGCGGGAGGCCGGCGCGCAATACGAGGCAGAAGCTCTACGCGCTGCGAAGGAGATGCTCACCAGCATGGAAGAACAGCCGCCGCCTACCGATCCGATGGTGGAGGAGGGAGATACAACGATGGATCCAGGCGCTCCCCCCGTAGAGTTCGGAAAAGCATATAATAAATTAAAGAATACTTCTATTGAAATTATTAAAAACAAATTAAAGAGTGTAGGCATTCTTATTACTAAAGTTACAAACACAGGAAAAAGAGTTCCGTTAACTAAAAAAGAGCTTGAAAGAAAAGCAATGGTATTCACAAAATTACAAATGGCGGCTAAAAGTAAAGGTATTCGCATAACTTATAAAGCAAGAAATGGATCTAAAAAGCATAAATCTTTAAAAAGGCTGTTATCCGACATTAAGAAGTATAAATCTAATAAAATGAAACCGAAAATGACAACGAAAACGAAAATGACAATGAAAATGAAAACAAAAGTGAAAATGCCAAGATTTGGAGCAACTAGAAATAAAATACGCGGCTTTGATCTCGACGGACGACCTTATGATGTGCCTAGTAAAGAAATGGCAGAAAGTTTTTATAAAACTTGCCGCGAAGCACCTGGTGCTGATACGTCCCGTGAACAAAATTATTGCAAATATGAAGTATATTGTAACAATATTATTTCTCCTACTAATGATCCAGACTGGAGAGGACCTGGAACAGTTTTAAACCCGGTATTAGGGTTTAAACCCAAAAAAACAAACTCTGGTGGCATGTTCTGCGCGCCAGTTTATAGAACTCCTCAACAAGCTACATCGGTTGCAATACGAATGGGTCAAATGTTTGGAGTTGATGGGCAACGCCGCGGATTTGATGCATTTCCTAATTGGGTGAAGAACACCATCTTAAATTCTATGCAATTTTTTGCACAGCGTTCAGCATACGAAAGAGCAGGTGCGATTCAAAGAATACAACAGGCTCGCTTAAATAGAGAAAGAGAGCTCGCGCGCCGCGCGGCCGCAGGTGAAGCAAGAAGACGTAGGTCTATAACATTTGGTCCTACATCTGTTGTTACAGTAGATCGTCCATCAAATGCTCGCCCATCAAGTGCGCCCCCTACATCTATTATCACAGGAGATCGTCCATCAAATATGTTTCAACTACTACAACGTAATCAAGCTGGACCTCAAACTTTTGGTAAATCAGGCATTGGTTATGATGCATTACAAAGACCTCAAAGAGTATTAAGCAAAAATGAGAAGATAATTGAAAATGGACGCTGTATAAACGACCCAGCTACATTAAGAAGTTCTAGATCTCGCGAATTTTGTAGAAATGAAATGTATTGTCAAAATCTTAAACTAAGTAAAGATAGAGGACATATAGGTTATTTTTATACAGATCCAAGACAGGATACTGGAATGATAGACTATATGAGTCGTCTTACACCGGGTTGTTCGTCTCTTTACGATACCAAAGAAAATGCTACACGAGCATTCACGCGCGGACGAGATTCCACAACTTCCAAAGAACTATATAATACTCTTCTAAACAGTCACGAATATTTTACTAACAGGACTTATGATGAAAAAGCTGCACTTAATCACTTAAAAGATCTTCGTAGAAATAGACGGGATCGTCTTATTCCGGAGCTTGTCTTTGGTTCAAAAAAAAATAAAACTAAAGCGAAAACTAACAAATTTGGATGAGGCTCGAAAGAAGACAAAATGAACTTCAATAGTTTCGGATGAGGTTCTTACTCAAAAAAGTAAGACCCTTTATTTGCTAAGATTCGATATGACAAAATCTAATTAAATCTTTTAGATTTTTGAGAAAAAGAATCTTAAAATTAAATTGAATAAATAAAATGTATGTAATGTATTATAATATATCATGTCTCATTTAAGTACTCTCAAATCTCAATCCGCGATGGTTTTTTATTCGCTATTGACTTTCTTTATAGTCCCTTATTTTACAACTCCTATGATGCCTGGAAATAGTCCTAATAATTGCATAGTTGGGTTTACAGTCGGTTTTCTTATATCCATATTTTTATGGTTTATGTTTGGTGAAATGTTAACTTCGCAGTAAATTTTTAAAAAATAAATGTATATTCATAATAATATAACATGGTTTGCTTGCAATATTATTATGAAAATGAAGACGACGCTAAAAAATATAAAATCGATTGCGAAGGCAAGATGTTTCCAAATTTTGAAAATATAGAAACGTTTAATAATAATAATCTTTTAGACTTTGTTGAAGAAAAGTATTCTTCAAAAGCATTTTCAGAAGATTCACCATTTGAATTCAAAAATAATTACATAGACTTGTCAAATAATCAAATATGTAAAACTACAGATATGTCTTTAGCTCCTCAACAAAAATTTATGGGTCAACTAATGGGACCGCATTCTAATTTTAATAATGTATTAATTTTTCATGGCCTTGGGTCTGGTAAATCTTGCACATCTATAGTTATAGGTGAAGCCCTTAAAAATGCAACAAAACAAAGACTTTTATATGCTGTTCCAGCGCCTCTTGTAGATCAATACTTTGAGGAAATAGCAGGAGAGATAAGAAATGGAAAATTCTTTTCGTGTCCTTCGTTTTGCCTGGTTAAAAATGGAGGAAAGACTGAGAGAGACTTTTATGTATCTGCGCAAGAAGATGGTATACTTTCAGGTAATATAAAAAACTATGAAAGAGAACAGGATAAATTATTTAATTTAGAAAAATTAATTAATGATGGAGACGACAGTCCTGAAACTGCAAAAGCATATGCAGAACAACAAAATAAAACTAAGATAGTTAAACAAACTTTAAATGATTATCAAAAAAAACTTAAAACTAAAATATTAAGAACATTTGAAATAGTATCTCATCAGTCTTTTATACAATCTATTTATAAAACTGGTAAAGATGGACAATTAATTAAAAATGACAAACTACTCAAGGACTCGGCTTTATTTAATGAAAATGGACTTCTTATTATTGACGAGATTCAAAGACTTGTAAGCGCTGGAGGTATATTCTATAAAAAATTATACAATGCAATAAAGTATTATTTTCATCCAAAACTAAGAATAGCGTTAATGTCTGCTACTCCAGTTTATGATAATCCTTATGAGCTAGCTCTTACCATAAATTTACTAAGACCAAGAATTCCTTTTCCAATAAGCGATAAAGAATTTTATAAATTTTTTGTAGGTAAATACGAAAGTAAGGATTCAAATGTATGTGTCCCACTCTCAGTAAAAGATCAAAAATCCTGGATATCAGATGATTCTTGTATAATTAACGAAGAGCTTATAAAATACATCTGCTCTGGTTATGTTTCTTATTTTAAAGGAGGTAATCCAAATGCATATCCATATAAAAGAGTGATAACTATTGACCACACTTTTTCGGCACAACATAAAGCAGAATATATATCAGCTTTAAAATCTGATACATCAAAAGATAAAAAATTTAGTAAACCCGAAGATTCACTTGGAGCATATAAAAGCGTGCTACTGGGAAATTACGAATCTGAAAGCGAAGACAAAATATCAGGTATGTATGTAACTACACAGCAGTATTCAAATATATTCTTACCTAGAGTTGGAGAAACTATAAATAAAACAATAGCAGAAAAGAAAAATGCACTTCAAATGTTTAAATCAACTTTGAATGCAAAGAAATTTGAAAATGCTACACAAGTAATAGAATACGTTAAAACATTTTCTACTAAATTTGCTTCTATAATTGAACTAACATTAAAAAGTTCTGGACCAGTGTTTATATTTTCTAATTGGCTTACTTATGGTGTTGAACCTTTAGCTATAATTTTAGAAGCATGCGGATTAACATTATTTGATAGAGAAGATAAGGGAAAAGGTAGATACTTTTTATGGAGTTCCGATACTAAAACAAAAGATCCGACAGGAACATTAACTAAAAAAGCAAGAAATACATTTAATTCTAGTGAGAATTATGATGGGAGCAAATTAAAAGTTATTCTTGGAACAAGATCTGTTATGGAAGGTGTATCTTTTAAAAATGTAAAACAAGTTCACATAACAGAACCATGGTGGAACGAATCAAGAATTGAGCAGATTATGGCTAGAGCTTCGCGATACTGTAGTCACTCTAGTTTGCCAGATGAAGAACAATATGTTGACGTCTATAGACATTACAGTGTTTTATCTTCTACAAGAACAGAAGATCAGGATGTAGTAACTGCATTAGGTTCAAATTATAAACAACTTGCAGTTTATGGAATAGACCAGAAAATGTCAATTTCGTCTATCAAAAAATATACCATAAATAACGAATTGGAACGTTTATTAAAAAGCTGTGCTATAGATTCTGAAATTAATCAAAATGGAAATATAATTAGATTAGAGGAAATAATTCATCCAAGACCAGATGGTATGTATACAATTTTATATAAAAATCCATCTAACGGAGACATGTATACACGCGAGGAAGTTCCTGAGAGTGTTTCTTTTACAGACATTTATAGTCGTAAATTTAGTTTTCCCAATAATAAAGGTTTACCTCTTGAATTTACATTACTTGCAGATCCAGAAGAAAAATTAACCAAGGATGATGTAAATGCTGATCTAAATCTAAAAGAAAATATAATTCCATGGAGATCTGAAAAAACATTTAAAGACCTAGAAATATCAGTTGATATTAAAACTTACATTACAAATTTATACAAAAATTATAATTTATTACCGATTCTACGTAAAACTTATTTAAATGAATCTGGAACAGATAAAATTAAATTTAAAGAAGATACTAAAAATCAAAAGAGAGACAAACTTATAGCGTGTATTAAAAGACTCGCAAAAGAAGGTTTAGTAGATAAATCTACTACTAATAAAATTGCCGAAGAATTTAAAACGGACACTCAAAAGGAATTAATTAACTCAAAAGTATTACAATTAATATATACATACAATCTTTATCCAGAAGAAAAGTTAGAAGAGCTTCTTGAGATAGCTGTAACTAGTCCAGAAATTATAAACGAAGCTCTTATAGAGGTATCTAGTAAATCTAAAACACCAGGAAGTAGTAGTAATTTTGGAGCGGGCGATGACGATGTTTGGGCGCAGCTATTTCCAAAAGGTTCTAATAGTCCAGATAAAGTAGATAGATTACGTACACAAGGAGATGGTAAAACAAATGATGAATTTAATGCTTTTTTAGATAAATGTATAAAAAACAATGGTCGCGCAAATATTATTGAAAAATTAAATGAAATAGTTGGTTATTCAATGCATAGAGATAATGATATAGAAGGACCAGTAGAAGAGTGTTTTCAAATGTTAAAACAATTATTCGATCAATGTAGAGGTAAGTGTGATATTAATACTGATTTATCTAAGGTAATTGAAAATGATGAACTTTCTCCAAATGATGTACTTAATATTCTTTGTAATGTAAATTCACATGTGAAAATACTTTCTAACGGCCACCACGGAACTACATTTGCTTTAACTAATCCAATATTGCCACGGCGCGACGAGGAAGGGGTATATGTATTTAAAATTGCTGTTGGAATACCATATCTAATACACGAGTTTTATAAAGAGAGTGGTAGTTCACAATTCTTAAGCAACGTAGAACTATTTGACCATCAACGTAAAAAGGTTCCTCTTGGATCTCTTGAACAGTATATGCAATCATTTTATTGGTTAACAGATGGAACAGCTATTAAAAATACTATAAGTAGTTTAGTTCCAAAGATCGTACCAATTGATAATAGTCTTTTAACATTACCATGTACATTAACAATGATGCAATTTGTAAAAGGAAATAGTGGATACGCACCTGATTGGGCGGCGGCAGTGGGTCTACCTTCTAGGCAAGAAATTGCACAAAAAATAGATAATATTATTAAAGAGGCAGGTGTAGCTCATTCAGATCTTCGTACAGCTGATAATTTGCTTTTGGATTATAAAATAGGTCCTCCTCCACAAGTTAACGTAGCGGTAATTGACTTTGGACAAGCTATTCCATCAGGTAAATTTATTATTCCTGTAGGTCAGCCTGATGGTAAACCAGGCTCTGACAGGTAGTTTAAATTAAATTTTAAAAATAAAATGTAATTATAATATAAATGAGTGCAGTCAATGAAACATTAAAATATTTTGAATCAAAAAGTGTAGAACAAATTATAGATTGGATGATAGATAATCTAAGAGACGATCAGATTAAATCATGCCTTAATGAAGCAGGAATCCCAGATAGCTCTGTTATACAAGCACCTGCGGCTGCTGCGTCTTCCTCAGCTGCTGCGTCTTCCTCAGCTGCTGCGTCTTCCTCAGCTGCTGCGTCTTCCTCAGCTGATATTATTCAAACCAGGCTCCCGCCGCCCCCGGCTGCAGCGGCTGGACCTTCAGGAATTTCTACGCTTTTTGACATTGCAGCGTCTATACCGAGTTCTTCAACAGAAGCAGAACTTGACGCGGAACGTAGAAGGTGTGTAGTCTCTGGTATTCTAATTGATAATATAATAGATGGAAATGTTATTTTTTTCCAGGTTGTAGAAGATGAAATGGGAGATTATTCTTGGGATAAAAAAGTAATGCAATTAAACAAGTTTAAAGAGGAAATGTGTAGCGAAGACGACATTGCTAATTATGCTGCAGCGAACAAGTACGCACCTAAAATATTTGCAGAAAATGTCCCAGAAGATGTTATGAAAGTTGCTAATATTTATAACCAAAAAGGAATACAATCTCCTATTCAGGTCCTTGTTGATATAACTCCGACTCAATTCGAACCAACCGATACAATGAAACAAGTTCTAGAAATACAAAAAAATTCCCCTAAATTAATGCAGAATAAATTTCCACAGTTAGTTGCTTTAGGTATTAAGTTTTTCCCTGTTTTTATATATGGACAGGCTGAAGATGACAGTCAGGCGGTAAAGTATTTAGCTACTGTAGTTGAAGAAGGAAAACTAAAATTTGAAGAAAATAAAGTAAGAATCAAGGCAGCAGCAAGTAGATTTAGAGGCGAGGTAGCTGCCATTTTAAAAGATATCGAAAATGGAGACTATACACCACCAGCTGGTGGCATAGCAGATGAACTAAAAGCTCTTCAACTTACTGTATCTGAGGACATTCAAATTAAACTTAAACAAATTTATGATCCATTAAGGGCAGCAGAAAATTTTACTTACTTTGGTGATAATTATATGTCTGATTCTGACGATGGATCAGTTAATACATATATGTCTCCGGACATGGGTATGGACATTGGTATGAATATGGGAGTTGCTACCGGTATGGATATGGGTATGGGAGTTTCTACCGGTATACCCCCACTTATGTCTATGTCTTCTCCAAAAAAGAAGAAACCATCTGAGATGTCTATACCAGAATTAGAAGAACACATGAGAAATAAATTTGGACCTCGATTTGCTGGTGATTATAAACCTGAATTATATATGAATTCATTAGGTGTTAGAAATGTAAGATATGTAAAAAGAGATAATAATGACATCAGAGATAATATGTCTGTAGTTTCTACGCCATTATTCCCAGAGTTTGCAAGCCAAGCTAAATTTGGAGTTGGACATAACGATAACCTAGGTGACATAGATCTTGATGAACTTGAAGCTGCTGTGAATGCAAACGATGACGTAGATATTGCTGACCTAGATCTTAATGAACTTGCGGATGACGCGGATGCTGCCTTAAACGACGAAGATTTAGGCGGAAGTGATAGTAGGGTAGGAACGCCAATAATAACAGGTCGTTGTGTAAAATGCGGAAACGACGCGAATTGGCTACATCCTGACACAGGCCTCTGCGACGAATGTATTATAGAATTAGCTAATAAACAAAATGATTTTGGAATGGTAGCAGGTGATGGAGATATACCGGGTGGTCAATTACTTGATGAAAACAATGACGATGAAGAATAGGATGAGGATTCTTCTGATGAAGATTATAACAGTGATGATGATTCAGAGGAACCACCTATAATATGCCCAAGATGTAAAAGAAGATACTTCTCTCCTGATAAGCTTAGTTACTTTAGTGAGAGGTGGCCAAGTGTATGCAATGTATGTAAGCCTCAATTAATACAAGAATATAAAGCAGCCGAGAACGCTGCACTTTTCTTTAATCTCGCGGATGATATACCAGTAGAACGCGAAGAAGATGGTACTATCAGAAAATCTTGGTTAGAAAAGGTTTATCTTCGTTACATAGGCGAAGGCTAAACTTAACGTTTTCTAGATGCTCTTTTTCTTTTTGAAATTGTGTTTTTACTAAAACTGTAAGTCAAAGATGTTAAATTGGGAGTTATATTAATGTCTTCTAATGTTAAATTATCTGCATTAATGTCGTCAGCAACTTTTATCATTTCGTTACGTAGATCTGTTTCTTTTTTATTTTGTAAATCATACTCAGTATTGTATTTTACAATAAGACTCTTAAAAGACTCTTTTAGAATAATATTCCATACATTATTAATTTTATTAATACATTCGTAAAAAATTTCTTTGTTATGTATGTTATCACTTAGAAATTTTTTAAATATGTAAACCTCTTCTCTTATTTTACCTGAAACCCTAACAGTATTAAAAATGTTTTGATTCATACATTCGATTATACACACTGATATAGTTTCCATATTGCTAATTTACATTTAAAAATTTTTAACAAGTATTGTTTTTAGTAATTTGCGTAATTAATTTAAAAAATAAATGTATACAATATAAAAACTATATAATGCCTGTATTTATGGCTCCAAGAAAAAAATTTACACCTAAAGAGCCAGTAGTTGAGACTCTTGATCATGGTTATGGAGAAGAGGGTAAATCCCAGATGGAAATGCCGGCGGCAGTAGCACCAAAGGAGCCTGATCCAGTGCCTGTTCTTGAAACTGAGCCAGAGCCTGTAGTAGAAACCGAGCCTGTAGTAGAAACCGAGCCTGTAGTAGAAACCGAGCCTGTAGTAGAAACCGAGCCTGTAGTAGAAACCGAGCCTGTAGTAGA